ATCCTGAGCAAGTGCGTGAAGATATGGTAAAAGGTAGCGATATTGTGCCGCAACATGGTAAACGCGTAACCGATGTACTTAAAGGAATGTTACGTCCGGCGATCATCCCCGCTAAGGGTAAATACCTCGTCGTAGCAGATTGGGCAGGTATTGAAGCCCGTTGCAATCCTTGGTTATCTAACAAACCGCAAGCTGAAGAAGTACTTGATGTATTTAGAGCAGGGAAAGACATTTACATTCGCGAAGCCGCAGGGATTTTTCGTTGCGATGAGGCTGAAGTTACGCCTGATCGTAGACAACTAGGAAAAGTTGCTATTCTTGCTTGCGGCTATGGTGGCGGCATTGGGGCTTTTGCGGCTATGGGTCGCAACTACGGCGTTATTCTTCCTGAGTCTGATGCTCGTAAGACTGTTGATGCTTGGCGTAGAGCTAATCAATGGGCTGTTCAATATTGGCAAGAACTAGAAACGGCGTACACCAGAGCCATGCGAAACATAGGGCATGAGTTTAGTGCTGGGCGCGTAACGTATTTATTTGATGGCTTGCACCTTTGGTATGCTTTACCCAGCGGCAGAGTGCTATGCTATCCCTATGCCAGACTAGATCAGGAGGGGGTAACTTACGCTAAAGCCGCGTGGAAACCCGCCGCCCTCGATACTGAATGGGCTAGAGCTAGACTCTGGAAAGGGTTGGCTTGCGAAAATATTACTCAGGCTGTTGCTAATGACATATTGCGTAATTCTTTACGATTTTGCAACGAAGAAAAATTAGATGTAATATTGCATTGTCACGATGAAATAGTGGTAGAATGTGACATAAATGATGCGGAGCAAGTAAAAAATAGATTAAATGAAATTATGTGCGCTGCACCTGTTTGGGGGAAAGAGTTGCCCTTAGATGTTGAAATAAAAATAATGCAAAGGTACGGCAAATGAAATGGAAAACTATTCCTGAGTGGGATCGATATGAAGTAAGCGAATTTGGGGATGTTCGATCTAAAGACATGAAAGTCGGCGCAAAAGGCGGTAAAACGGCTTTGCGAAAAGGTAAAAATTTGGCTTTAGTTACTAAAAATAATGGTTATGTCTGTGTTACGTTAACAAACGGAACAGCGCGTCCTCAAATTGGGGTACATCGCTTAGTAGCTAGGGCTTTTTTAGGTGAATGTCCTATTGGGTTACACGTTCTACATTGGGATGGGAATAAATGCAATAACCATTATTCAAATTTAAGATATGGTACACCCGCTGAAAATGTAAATGATGAGCGTAGAATGAATAAAGAAGGCAGAATATTAAATCGCAATGCAGTTATAGAGATACGAAAAAAGAATATGTCCGCTCCTAATCTAGCAAAACAGTTTGGCGTATCTGTCCATACAATTCACGGCGTTTGGTATAAACACTCATGGAAACACGTCTGAAAAGTAGTAAACTAATAAACCAAAAGCCTAAACCCTCGTAAAAAGGTTTAGGCTTTCTAACCAATAATCAAGCTAGAGGACAAGATAATGGCTGAAAAAATTATATCACCAAACGAATTCATTGACTTTTTAGCAAAACTACCTGCTGAGGGTGAAACTCTTTTGGTGGTTAAGCAAAAACCTGTCATGTCCAATGGTGAACACGCTTTGCATGGCGACGGGACACCAAAATATACTTGGATTCCGATGTTGCCTGAACGCTACAAGCCTAATGGTTCTCATTACGTTAATACTGGCAGTTTTATTATCAATCGTTTTAAAGACGGCAAAATGTCGGCTTCTAATGCCAATTGTGAACACACTTTATTTCTGATGTTAGATGATATTGGCACTAAATCTAAAGTGCCACCATTAGAGCCAACTTGGAAGCTGGAAACATCGCCGGGTAATCAACAATGGGGCTATGTTTTTGACTTCGATCACCAGCCTACTAAGGGTGAATTCACCGCCGCTATTAAAGCGATTGCCGCGGCGGGCTATACCGATGGCGGCGCTACTAATGCGGTGCGTAATGTCAGAGTACCCGGTTCTGTTAACTTAAAAGAAGGTAAAAATTTCTTTGAAGCAAAACTTTTAGAGTTCCATGTGGATCGTGAGTTTAATCTTGACCAAATCTGTAAAGCTTTAGGGGTAAACCCTGAGCAAGCCGATACTGCTTTTGTTCGCCCTATCTCTTTAATAGATGATGGGGACGACGACATACTTCAATGGCTTGACGATAACAATCTCATTCTTGAAGAAGGTAATCAATCTGGTTGGTATGGGGTAGTTTGCCCGAACTCCGCCGAGCATAGCGATGGCAATCCAATGGGGCGCTATCACCCTCTCAATCGAGCTTACTGCTGTTGGCATGAGCATTGCCAAGACTTCGGTTCTAAAGCATTTCTATCTTGGGCGGCTGATAACGGCGCGCCTAGACATGAACCCGGTGTGCGGTCTGAACTATTATCTAGCGCGCTTTCAATAGCGCTCAAAAAGATTGAGCCTTTTAATCTATTCACAGTTACGCCCGAAGATCAGCTTGCCGAGATCGAGCGTAAAGAGTTGGGTAGGCTAGAAAAGGAAGATTGGTATGACAGATTCGCCTATGTTCAGTCCGATGATTCTTACTTCGATTTGCTTGCGCGTAACGATATTTCCCGTGGCACTTTCAATGCGCTTTATCGCCATATCTCTTGCAAGTCTATCCATAATGGGCGCAAGCTTGAAGCGGCTAATTGCTATGATGAGAATCGCGTAGCTCACAATGCTGTTGCTTTGAGAGGTTTAACCTACGCCGCCGGTGATAGCGCCTTAGTGTCTAGCATGGGTGAATTGCATGGTAATCGGTGGGTTAATGCTCGCCCTGTTATCCGTTCAAAGGGTGGCAATATTAGCCTTTGGCTTAACCATTGCCATACGCTTGTACCAAACCAAAAGGAACTCGATCACCTTTGGGATATTATGGCGTTCAAACTCCAAAACCCAAAGATTAAGATCAATCATGCCGTTCTGCACGTTGGCGATGAGGGTTGCGGCAAGGATTTAATGTGGATGCCTTTTGTATGGTCAGTCTGTGGTGCAGATTCCAAGAATCTTTGCGTAGTTGATAGTGATAAACTTCAGTCCCAGTTCACTTACCATTTAGAGTCAGAGATATTGATTCTCAATGAATTAAAAGAACCAGATTCAGCTACCCGTAGAGCATTAGCTAACAAGCTAAAGCCTATCATTGCCGCCCCGCCAGATATGCTGGACATTAATCGTAAAGGCAAAGATCCATACAAAATGGCTAACAGGCTATTCGTATTGGCTTTTTCCAATGAGCAGATTCCTATCTCTTTATCTTCCCAAGATCGGCGCTGGTTCTGCATTAGTTCTGAAGCGCAAGCGATGGAAAAGATTAGGGTAGGCTCAGGTCTTGAGCTATACAACTGGTATAGGGCAGGGAACTTTGAACATATTGCTAGTTGGCTTTACGCCCGTGATGTATCTAAATTCAACCCCGGCTCTGCCCCCGAAATGACTGAATTTAAGATGAATCTTTTAGAGTCAGGCATGAGTAGCCTAGAGTCCACCATTGTTGAAATGATTAAATCTCGTACAGGTGACTTTGCGCGCGGTGCGATTGGTAGCCCCTTGCATCCTATCTGTGATCGTATTGCTGATTTGATGGGCATGGGGCGTAATAAAGTACCCCAAAGCGCTTTGCTTCATGCGCTTAAAGAAGCAGGTTGGATTGATTGCGGTAGGCTGGGCGCGGCAGATACTAGCAATAAGAAGCGGGTGTTTGCTTCACCAGATGCGGTGCGTAGCTTTAGTAAATCTGAATTACGGCGTATGATTGAGCTACCACCTGAGCCAAAGGCTGTGGTGTTAGACATGAAGCGGAGCGCATGATGTTTTATACCTATATCCATCGTTATCAAGATACGGGGCAAGTGTTTTATGTCGGTATGAGCAAAAATAAATCACGCATGACTAGCAAACAACGCCTCCACCAACCTCATTGGTACGCCGCTATCGAAAATAAAGAGTGGTTTGCTGAAGCTGTAGCTAATTGGAATACTAAAGAAGAAGCTGAAAGCCATGAGCAACTGCTAATAGCTTGTTTTAGAGATATGAAACACCCTATCATCAATTTAACTAAAGGTGGTGCGGGGCGCACAGGCTTTAAATGGACAGCAGAAGAACGAATTAAACAAGTGCCAAATCAAATTGCGCGGGGTAAAATGGGCGGTAAATCTACATCAGAAGCAAAGCGCATCAGCAGTAAACTCAATGGTAAACTAGGTGGTAGACCGAAACGCTTGGGCTAGAATACACCCCCAAACGCTTGGGCTGAATATTTTATGGAGTTAAATATGAACAAACCAATCAAAAACGATTCAGGCGCAATTAAATACACCAACTTATCTTCGGCTGGTAAAGCAATGGGATCAAAAGGCGGTAAATCTAACTCAGAAGCTAAAGTACGCGCCGCCAGAGAAAACGGCAAACAGGGTGGCGGGCATACCCCAAAATAATATTCCTCTTAGGGGCAAAAGCGGATGCTGACCAGTTAGCTGAAATGCAAAGGCAGACGTAGCGAGTAGCCCCGCCTTTTTGTTTCATGTGAAACATTTTTTAAGTCAAAAACACGAATTTAACTGAGAATCGTTCTCATTTAGCCGTTTTTCTTGTTTTACATAATACTTTTTTCATTCGGAAAACCTTTATAAATCAAGGGCTTACGGCATTTTTCTAATGCTATTTATACGCAATTTTTTAATAAGCGAGCGCGGGCGCATTTGCGCGGGCGCTAGAATAGCCCCGGCGCGGGTTTGCCAATAGAAAAGGGCGCAATATTAGGGCGGCATTAAGCCGCGCCAATAGAGCGCCCGCAAAATACGGCACTAAATAGCGCGGGCGATATTCTCGCAAATAATCCGCGCCCCTTTAGAGCGCTCAATACTTGCGACAATAGCCCGCTTTTTAGCCGCTTACTAATAGCTTAGAGCTACTAGCTAGGGCTAATAGAAAAGAAAAAAGCCGCCCTATAAGGCGGCGTTAGTCATTTAATTATCTTAGCACCGCGCCCCCAAATACGGCGCGTCCCGTGGTCAAAATCGACGGGATACCATTTAGCCCGCCCGTTTTTATAATGCCATTCTGTTATATCTAAGCATTGCGGGAAGGGTACGCGCTCTACAATGGAGCCAAAATTATTAAATCTTGCCATTGCTAAGAGCTTCCATTGCCCGGAAAACTGATTATTTAGGCATTGCCGCGTAATCTCGCCCGCTTCGTTGAGCGTGTAATATTCGCGCCCGTCATATAGCTTTACCATTGTTTAAGCCCCCGCCAAAATAGCGCCGTTATGCGTCACTTGCGCCCCGGCTTTTTCGCATAAAACCACTGTGACCTCATAAGCCTTTTTAGCCTTGAATTGAGCCGCCGCCAATTGTTGCGCGGCGTATGATGTAGCCGCGTAAATTTCAAGCTCACGCCCTTTATAAAACGCTTTATATCCGTTCATTTTAAAACCCTCCAAAATCGGGCAAAATTACCCGCCAAAAAACCCCGCAAGCGCGGGGCGTTTTAACTGATAATTTTTAAAATAATTCTAATTGCTCGGCTATTGCATCATATATCCAATTATTTTTTAAAATATAGCCGTTATCATCTAGCGCAATTTTTAACTTAATTTCGTAATTTTTCATTCTAATAACCCCTTAGCTATCATAATTTTTTGCTCGAATTCTTTTAGCTCATAATTTTCTAATTGAATTAGCATAAATTCGGGCGGCGTTGATGCTTCGCGCTCATTTTCGCCGCGCCGTAAGCCGTCGGCTATTAGCTCGGCATATTCGGTCAGTTTTTCTAACGCTTCGCGGCTTTCTAAAAAAGCCCCTAAAATGGCGGCTTGCTTAATATCGCCGCTATTGTGCGCGGCTTTTTCTAATTCTGTTAAATGGATAATATTCATTTTTCGCCCTTTTCAATTAAATAAGCCGCAATTATTTCATCTATATCTTCGGATTTTGGCTTGATAATCCCGGTTTTTATAATATCTTGCACAATATCCGCAACGCGCCACCGGCTTTCAGCGCGCGGGCTATTTTCTAAACTATCGCCAATTTGCCACGCGCATTCTATTGCTATTTCGATAATTGAATATTCTTTCATTTTTTTGTTTTTCATTTTATTTAAGCCCCGCCATTGTAGAATTGAGCGCTTCGCATAAATCCGCAAGGTTATAAATAGATCCGAAAATAATCCCGCCGCCAAATTGCTTATTGTGAAATTTTCGCCCGCCTAATTTGCGCGCCCTTGCAAGCGCTAAATTATATTTTCTAGTGATAAAATCGCCCGAATAATCGGCATTTTCCGCCGGTGTATTGAGCGCTAGAAAGTGGATACAATAGCGCGGATTACCATTACTATCATTATTCATTCTTGAAAAATCGGATTGTAAGATTGTCATTTTTAAGCCCCTTTACATTTTGAACATAAGCCGAAGCCGACGCCGCGATACTTAAATAAATAATCACTATAAAAAATCTCCGGTTTTTTAAACTTATAGGCGGGCGCGCGTATCCCGCATTTTTCGCATTTGATTAAAATCATTTTTTAACTCTCTATTAAGTGTAATTGTTTAGCCATTTTTTCAATTTGCGCCCATGCTATCGAATGACAGCCCACAATTAAATTTTCCCCGTCGAATGAATTAAAGCGATACGCGCCCAAATTGATATTGTGTAAACCCGCTTCAATTTTGCCGCCGGTGCGTTTTGTGCGCGCTAATAAAGGGTAAATTTTGAGCGCATCGCTAACGGGTATTTTCGCGCCGCGTGTTGTTTCTATTTGCTCGCCCTTTATTCTTAATAGCGTGTTGCTAAATTGAAAGCCGTTAGTGTTTACATTTTCACCGGTTAACCATAAAGCGAGCCTATCGGCGCTTTCAAGCGCGGCAATTTTATTGTTTTCGGCTTGTTTAATCGCTCTCTTAGCATCGCGCAATTTTGCCGCTTCACTTACATAAGCGCGGGCGGCTTTTTCGGCGTCGTTGTCTTTTATCCATTCGGGCGCGGCAATTTTAAGCGCTTCGCAATAGGCGAGCGCTTCACTTGTAAGCTGATAAATTGCCGCCGCAATATTGCCCGCGCTAATCTTGCGGGTAGATTGTGCAAAATCCCCGCGCATTCTTAAAACGCTTTCTTCCCATATTCCTAGATTGTGGCTTGCGGGGCGGCTCGGATCATCGCAATATATAATGTGAAAGCGCGGCGGGATAGCGGCGCGGATAATGCCCTTATGTTTGCCCGTTGATGATGAAAAGCCGCGCGAAGTGAATAAAACTATATCGCCAAATTCCGACGCGAAACGCGCAACGGGAAAATGCCGCCCATAACTATAGATTGTTTGCCCTTCAAATTCGATATTGCCCGCGCGCCCTTCATTTTGCGATTGAGAAGCCCATATATGGGCGGCTTCATTGTGGCTACTAAATACTTTTTTCATGTTAAAACCCCTTAGCGTAAAAATAAACTGTTAAAACAAGGGCGCTAATTGCGCCGCCCAAAATGCAAGCGCCTATAATTTCAAGCGCTGATACGTCATTTTTTTGGTTAATCCTATCGGCTTCGGCTTGCGCTTCGGCGTAAGATTTATACAATTTTTGCTTTTCCATTTTGCCCGCCCTTATCGTTTAATTGTCTAAATTGTCATATGCTTTTGAGTGCATAAGTAATTATATGCCGGATTCTTTTTACTTGTAAAGCATTTTGTTGCATAAAAGCTAAATTATTTTCTAGGTGTTTACCCTTAGTTTTTATGGTCAAATTGTCGTTTTTTTTGCGGGGATTGTTGCGATATTGTCAAAATGGCGGGCGGGCTTAGGGCTATATAAGATAAGCTAAAAGCGGCTTTTATGGTTAAGATTGTCATAGTAGAGTTACTATGTTTTAGACAAGTTTTTATATACTGTATAGATATACAGTAGTATTTTGGCGTGTAGTTGTAGCGCTCAATATATCCGCCGGTGACAATGGACAATATGACAATGGAAAAAAGATAAAAGATAAGGGCTTAATGCTAATGAATAAGGGCTTAATTCTTAATGCTAAATGCTAATGAATAAGGGCTTAATTCTTAATTCTTAATTCTTAATTCTTAATGCTAATGAATAAGGGCTTAATTCTTAATTCTTAATTCTTAATTCTTAATTCTTAATTCTTAATGCTAAGGGCAAAATCTACCCGCGTCCCGCTATGCTTTAATTTTTCAGCCCTTAGCCGCAAGCATTAAGCTATCAGTTAACGGCTAACGGGTGACAATCTAGCCCTTTTCTATTTGACATAACACCAGTTATACGCAACGCGCCCGCTTTTTTCTGTTAGCTGATAGCTTGCGGCTTATAGCTGAAGGGCTTGCGGGCGATATAACCCGCTAGCCCTTATGCTATATAGGGGTTTTTTTGCCTATCAAAAAAGAAAAAGGGGGTCATTAATATCTAGTTACCCGATCAGCGGACTTTTTAGCTTTCAGAACACCGCAAAAAGTTCTTTTGCAAAACGCAAAAAAATTTTAGAAAAATTAAAACTAAGTTAGTAAACACTAACATATTATGTCAAACAAGCTATTTGCAATCTATAAGGCTTATGCTAATATCGGTTTATCAATCAACTATAGGGGAGCAGTTATGGCGCGTTTTACACCAGACCCATTATTCTATTCAGTTGACCATAAGACCGATAAAATTACCGCTACGCAAGAAGATTTAGACAAAATCTACGATGCCGCTTATCGCGGGCTGACAGGTGATGCCTTAGCTCTTTATTCAGGGTTTATGCCAATAGACTTTAATCGCCTATGCCAATTTGATTCAAAAGCGGCAGATATGGTGCTAACTGCCAGAGCCGCAAATCAAGCAGAACTTAGTGGCGCGCTAATGACTAACGCCTTAAATGGGGATACTAAAGCGCAACATATTGCCTTGACACATTTGCATGGTTGGAAACCCGCTAGACCAGAAGGTGAAAGCTCCAATGAAATCCGTATCATTGTAGAAAATGCGGAAGCTCACATAAAACCGGGCGTAGATGGCTGATATTCGTAGGGTCAAATTGCCAAAGTTACACGCTGGGCAAGTTGATCTGTACAAAGGGCAAACGCGACTCAACGTAGTGCGCGCGGGCAGACGTTTTGGTAAATCTATCTTTGCTACATGGTTAGCCGCTAAAACAGCAATTTCAGGAAAACAAGTAGGTATCTTTGCCCCAGAGCATAAGCAATTAGCTGAAATTTGGGATGCTCTACGGGATACGCTTGATCCTGTGATTAGAAGCGCTAATCGTAATGATGCAACCATCAAGCTAATTGGTGGTGGCAAGATTGACTTTTGGACAATTTTGGATAATGAGTTAGCAGGGCGCGGACGCTCTTATGACCTAACGCTTATTGATGAGGCGGCGTTTACCAAAAGCCCCCAAATGAAAAATGACATTTGGTACAAGTCAATTAAGCCAACAATGCTAACAACCCAAGGTATTACTTGGGTTTTTTCTACCCCTAATGGGGTTGATCCTGATAATTTCTTTTGGGCGGCGTGTAATGAAACCGATTTAGGATTTAAAGAGTTTCATGCCCCAAGTTTGGCTAACCCTTATGTGCCACCAGCAGAAATTGAATCTGAAAGATTACGCCAACATGAGTCTGTGTTCCGGCAGGAGTATCTTGCTGAGTTTATTGATTGGCGGTCTATCAGCCTGTTAGCTGTAGACAAACTGCTAGTAAATGAATTGCCTGTTCCTTATCCTACTCAAGTAGAAACTGTCTATGCGGTGATTGATTCTGCCATGAAAGCAGGTCAAAACTTCGATGGAACAGCGGTGGTGTATTTTGCTCTAAACTCGCAAAGCGATCAGCCGTTAACAGTCTTAGATTGGGATATTGTGTCAATTGACGCCGCTATGTTAGAGCATTGGATTCCATCTGTGTTCACAAGGCTAGAAGAATTAGCAAAGCAGACAAAAGCTATCTATGGCATTACTTCTACTTTCATTGAAGGAAAAGGGTCAGGCATTGTGCTATTG